GTCGCAAAAACAAACTCTGATCAATAGGATCGCAAACGAGCGTGAGGCAGTCGAGTCCAAGAACAAAAGCAAGCCTGCCGAAGACGAGGGCTACAACGTCTCTGGTTTGCTGCGCACCGCTATCGGACAGGGTGCGGGGCTTGGGTTTGGCGATGAGATAGAAGCTGGTGTGCGGACCGGCTTCGGTCTGCTGGGCGACTATAGCAAGACACGAGACGACATTCGTGGTGACGTCAAAGACTTTGCCGAAGAAAACCCGATGACCGCTCTCGCGGCTGAGATCGGCGGCGGTCTGATCACTGGTGGTGTTGGCGGCGCTCGTGCAGCCGGCACAGCGCTGGGACGTAAGGTGCTGCAAAAGGCTGGCACCACAGGGCTGGCGGCAGGTGTTGGAGCCACAGAGGGCGCCATCGCTGGTGTTGGCTCAGGAGAGACAGCAGGCGGCAGGGTTGCTGGCGGACTTGTAGGTGGCACGCTGGGGGGTGGCTTAGGGGCTGCTGCACCGGCGGCAGTCAACCTCGTCAAGAGCGGTGTAGATCGCGCGGCCTTTGGTCTTGGCCTCAAGACAGACGATGCGATCAATCGTGCCGCAGAGCGCAAAGCCATTCAGAAGCTAGAGGATGCCGGCACTTCTCCAGAGGCTGTTCAGAAGGCGTTGGACGAGCAGGTTGAGATGGGGGTCACTGATGCCATCATCCCAGACGTTGCTGGCGAGTCCACACGCGGTCTAGCCCGCGCTTCCGCAGCCGTGTCTGGCGAGGGGCGCGATATAGCCACAAAGACGCTGGACGAGCGTGCTGCCAATCTGGGCGACGAGATCGCAAACGATGTGGGCGATGTCCTTGCAGGCGGGAAGAGCGCAGCAGACGCTCTCGATGAGATCGCTACGCGCCAGAAGGCCAACGCGGGCAACGACTATGACGCTGCTTTCAATGTAGATAGTGTGCCGGTCACAGTGCCTGTCACCGGCAAACTCAAAAATCTACTGACCCTCCCTGCGTTTGATGAGGCGGTAGAGCAAGCCGATCAATTGGCAAGAATTGATCGGGTTGGCCTTCCGTCTGCAAAAGACCTGATTGATGGTAAAAAGATCGATGATCTATCTGTCCAAGAGCTTCACTATATAAAGATGGGCCTTGATGAGGTCATGGGTCTTGGCAAGCGAGGCCAAGCTAAAACATCAATCGGGAGAGGTCTTGAGCGAGGCTTAAAAGCTGCACGCGCTGAGTTAATCGAAATTATCGACAACGCCTCGCCAAAGATCGACGGCGAGAGCGCATATAAGACCGCACGCAACAAGTTTGCTGGTGACGCGCGTCTGCAAGAGGCCATTGAAGACGGCAGGAAGTTCTTCTCCCTGAAGCCGGACGAAATGCAGTCCTCTGTAGCGCGGCTGTCGGACTCCGAAAAGGAAGCCTTCCGGATCGGCGTGGCAGAAGCCGTGCGTGACTCCGTAGACAAGACGGCTGATCTGGCGGATGCGGGGCGCAAGATTTTTGGCAACAAAAAGCAGCGCAAACTGCTGCGGGCTGCCTTCCCTGACGACAAGACATTCGATGCTTTCGAGAAGCGGATGATCGCCCGCGCAGAGCAGGTAAAGACCCGCTCTCGTACCGGCGTGCAACAGGGGTCTCGGACCGCTGTCGTAGATCAAGAGATTGCCGATCTGGGGCAGGCAGCTAACGCTGGCGCCCAGCTTCTGGGTGGCAACCCGATGGCAGCCGCCGGCCTGTTAGAGCGCACTATGCGGCGCACTCGTATGCCGGAGCTGGTCGGTGGCCGGTTGGCTCGTGATCTATTCAGCACAGACCCAGCAATGCAGCGTGACTTCCTTGAGAGGCTGGTCGCGCGTCGTGCTGCGGAGCAGCAGCGTATGAGGCGTGCCGGCGGGGCCGCAGGACTTTATGGCGCAGGGGCAGGCCTGCTTGGCGGCGGCGTACTTACAGGGGAAAGATAAATGGCAAAAGATAGCATCCGTGATTTCAGCGCAACGGCTGGATCGAACACTGACATTCAGTCGGTCAACATAGATGAAAACTGTCCGGCGAGTGGCATTAACAACGCTATTCGCGAGTTGATGGTTGACCTGAAGAACGTCAGCACTGGCACGGTCAATCTTGAGACGCCAGCGGCTGACCGGCTCGACGTGGACAACATCCGCATCGACGGCAACACCATCAGCAGCACAGATACGAATGGCAACGTGAACATCGACCCAGCGGGAACGGGCGATACGGTCATGACCGGCAGCGGCGGTCAAGTAACCATTGATGAAAACGGTCATATTACAAGCAAACAATCGTTAGACGTAGCCACCGCTGGCGGCAGAATTATTGGCGCAAGTAATCGCGGAACAGTTGGTCAGATTGGCATTGAGCAAAGTGCGAATGGCGCGGATGGCGGGCATATTCATCTTTCCACATGCGCGTCTGGATCAACAAGCCCAACAGAACGCCTCAGAGTGGACTCGTCGGGCAACGTGGGCATCGGCACATCTTCGCCAGCCGCAACCCTGACGGTCAGTCATGCCAGCGGCACAGATGGTCGCGGTATTCGTCTGGTCAATTCAAGCAATAGCCAAACCTATGAAACTCGCATTGGCATTGAAGGTATTGAAAATACCGCTTATGCCATCAAAGACATGACGGCTGATGCTCTTAGATTTGCGATAGACAGCACCGGTCAGGTTCTTATCAATGCTACAAGCACTGCTTCCGCCACTAAACTTCATGTCACAAATAACAACTACCTCATGTCCTGTCACAATAACGGCGGCACATCTGGTTATTTTGGGCAGATACAATTTCTGAACAACGCTGATAACAGTACAGTCGGCAGCATCATCAGGACGAATGATGCGTCAGTCAGCTACAACACAACGTCAGACGCAAGGCTAAAAGAAAATGTAGCTGATATGACCGGCGGTATTGCTAAGGTAAAACAACTTGCACCAAAACGGTTTAGCTGGATTGCAGAAGATTTAGACGCAGCAGACCAAGACGGTTTCCTTGCACACGAGGCACAAGCAGTCGTGCCGGGATGTGCAACTGGCACACAAAACCAAGTCGATGACGACGGCAATCCTGTCTACATGCAGATGGATGCGGCCAAGCTAGTGCCTGTCCTGACTGCGGCCCTGAAGGAAAGCATCGCCAAGATCGAAACCCTCGAAACCGAAATGACTGCGCTCAAAGCGCGCGTGACCGCACTGGAGGCATAGGACATGGCCCGCGATAAACTCACCGAATACGACGCTACCGCTGCCAACAACACGGTTGTGGGCGATGTAAACCTTGCGGAAAACTCTGCTCTGCCGAGCGACATGAACAACGCTGTGCGGGAGGTTATGAGTCATCTGAAAGAGTTTGCCACAGGCGCTGAATCTATTAGTGGCCTCACCGTTGCTGGCAATGTCAGCGTGGACGGCGGCACCATCAAGCTGGACGGCAACTATCCGACAGGCACAGACAACACTGCTCTGGGGGATGGGGCACTTGATGATGGCTCATTGTCTGGTGGTTACAATGTGGCGATAGGACACGCTGCGCTTGGTGAGAACGAGGGCGGTCAAGAAAATGTGGCTGTTGGATGGAATAGTCTTGATGCTAATACCTCCGGCAACAACAATTCTTCTTTGGGTTCTCAATCACTTAGCGCTAATACTAGCGGGGCCAGCAACACGGCAGTGGGAAAAAATGCCCTGAGGGCAAATCAGACGGGCAATGACAACGTGGCGGTGGGTCAACAGGCACTTGAGGATAACACTGGTTCTAGCAACACGGCAGTCGGGTACGCTGCTTTGCTCGAAAATACTAGCGGCGTAGGAAACACGGCAGTCGGAAAGCTGGCTTTAGGGACGTGCAGCACTGTCAGCAATTCAACGGCGGTCGGCCAAAACGCATTGAGAAATACTGTAAATTTAGAAAACACCGGAATAGGAGAGGCCGCTGGTGAGGCTGTTACTTCGGGTCATAACAATACGTTTTTGGGAAAGGATTGTGGCAAGTCAGTTACGACTGGTACACGAAACACCATTATCGGTTCATACAACGGCAATCAATCTAACTTAGACATCCGCACGACCAGCAACAATATCGTGCTGTCGGATGGCGATGGTAATCCTAGATTGCATATAGATTCTTCTGGAAACGCGTTAGCGACAGCAGGAACGATTGGAGGTCTTGGATCATACAACAACACCACAAGTTCATCGGCTAATGTAAACATTTTGTCCAGTGGTGTTTTGGTTCGCTCAACATCATCTAGACGATACAAAAACACCATAAACGATGCCACTCACGGCCTGACAGAACTTCTTGCGCTGCGTCCTGTTACATACAAAGGAAACAGCGACGGAGACACAGTGTTCGGTGGCTTGATTGCTGAAGAAGTCCACGATGCTGGCCTGACAGAATTTGTTACCTATAACGATGCTGACGAGCCAGACGCATTGGCTTACGGCAATATGGTTTCGCTGTGCATCAAGGCAATCCAAGAACTCAAGACAGAACTTGATGCAGCGAAAACTCGTATCGCAACGCTGGAGGCAGAATAATGTCCCTCACTTCAGAGCAAATGGCAGAAAATTCCCGCACCGCAGCCCAAATTGCAGAAGATTATGACGGTATGGGTGCAAGTGTTACCCTTATTAATGACATTATTGCTGGAAATCAGGACAGCGCAATGACTGCATCTGATCGGCAGGATACAGTTGCCCGTAACGTCTGGCATCTGGAGATTATGATGGCAAAAGATGACTGGGGCAGCGAAGACATGACAGCGGCCAATGCTGCCGTAACGGCTGGCAAGGGATACACTGCATAATGTCTAAGCCTACCGTCACATCTGTCCAGTCTCAGATCGACACTCACGAAGCTGTCTGTGCGGAGCGATGGAAAGAAACCATCCTTCGCATCAAGCGTATTGAGACGCTGATGATTGGCACTGCTGGCACGACGATCTTGCTTCTGATTGGCATAATTTTAGGCCAGTGATCCATGCGTTTTTGCTGTTCGTTTTCATAGCGGGCGACGAGGGCAAACGCTTAGTTTCCAACGATCTTTATTTCTACAGCGTCGATGACTGCGCCTACTTTGCTCGTGCGCTTCACAAGCAAGGCGGTGACATCACTGCGTATTGTCTCCCGCGATTAGTCGATCCAGATAAAATCAAGGTGTACTGATGGACCCGATATCGGCAATGGCCACCGCTACGGCGGCTTTTTCTGCGTTGAAAAAAGGCTTTGCTGTCGGGCGTGATATCGAAGCGATGGCATCTGATCTGTCACGCTGGATGGGCGCGCTATCTGATCTGGACCAGATGGAACGAGAGGCAAAAAACCCGCCCATATTCAAGAAACTGTTTGGTGGTCAGTCTGTCGAACAGGAAGCGATCACAGCGTTTGCTAACAAGCAGAAGGCGCAGCAACAACGCTACGAGTTGCAGCAGTGGATCAGCCTCACGATGGGCAAATCCAAGTGGGACGAGCTTGTCCATATGGAAGGGCAGATCAGGAAGCGCCGTAAGGAAACGCTTTATAGGCAGAGAGAGCGCAGGCGCAAGTTTGTAGAGTTTGTTGCGTGGATACTCGTCGCTGCGACAGGGCTGGCTGCTTTAACCGCATTTATCATGCTTCTCAAAGCACACACTGCAAAAGCTGGTGATCCTGAGTTTGTAACGTGCAGGCTGGTCGGTTGCACTGTTGTTACAAAGGACCGCATCTGCGTCTATCGGGGCACAAACCACACGCAAGACGTTTTATATTATCGCTTAGACGAATGGTTCCCGCGCGAGTTTCAATGCAAATACGCGCCAAATGAGAAACCACCGCCAACGGTCCAAGAGGTATTGAAGGCGATCAAAGACAAGATGTCTTAGGCATGTCGACGTCGCGGGGGATGATCGGAGAATTTATAACCTGCGCCTCGATCATGTCATTAGAGCAAAACTGGCGGGTCATACATTGCCCACAGGACGGCATCGACGTCATAGCTTTTCTCAACAACGACTTTGTACGGGTGCAGGTAAAGGCATCCAGCTTGCGTGCAAATCAAAGCAACCGCAGGGCAGGCTATCACTTCCAGAACGGCAGCGGATCGGCAAAGAAAAAGCTGCCTGATCCGACCACGCAAGACATCATCGCTCACTGCTTTTTAGACGTGCGGCGCGTCGTCTTCTATGCGGCTGAGTCCGTCAATCAATACAGCCAACGCTATCCAGAGTCTTATCCGCACCGTCCCGCTCTTGAGCAGGAGAGCTGGGACCGTGCCATCGCTATCATTCAAGAGAGGCAGATATGAGTGACTTTATAGAACGTGTCGCAGAGCAGATCGCAGAGCATGAAGGCCTGCGTCTGACCGTCTATGACGACGCTACAGGCCGTCCTATCACCGCCGGCACACAGGTGAAGGGCAACCCCACTATCGGCATCGGCAGACTCCTGACAGAGGACAGAGGCATCTCTGAGAAGGAGGCGATGATCCTGCTGAAAAACGATCTGGCTTGGGTGGCAAAGAAGGCAGAAACATTCGCTTTCTTTGACCGGCTGGATGAAGCGCGCCAGATGGTGATCTTCGGCATGATCTTCAACATGGGCAATCGCTTTGACCAGTTTAAGAAGATGCATGCTGCGCTAGAGGTCGGCGACTACATAGAGGCCAGCGCTCAGATGCTTCAGAGCAGGTGGGCAGAGCAGGTTAAAGGGCGGGCCACCTCCCTCGCAGAGCAAATGCGAACAGGCGTAATGAAGTGAGCAAGATCATTCTGGAATACCGGATCGTCCCGCGTCTGATGATGCTGACGATGACAGGCGTATATATAAGGTGCATTGAGTGGGCACTCCATCAGCCCGATCTTTCGACACAGCAAAGCGCGCTCATCAGCGTTGTCACCGGCGCCATGACCGGAGCTTTCGCTGTATGGGTTGGGAGTGAAAAGTCCTGATCTGGCTTTTGTTGCTAATCAATCTCACGCCGCTGGGGTTTGAGATTTCGCTTTTGTCCGCGCATGAGACAATTGCGGACTGCCATGTCGCTGCCACCTATATCCAGCATTTTGAGGAACGGATGCCGATAAACCAAGAGGCGGTTTGCATGGCTGCCGACAAGGAGTTTGCAGAATGATCCAGCTACTTGGACCGATAGCATCGCTGGCCTCTACATGGTTAGAAGGCCGCGTTGAGACGCAGAAGGCGAAGACGGCAGCCGACGTAGCCATGAAGAAGGCAGAGGCCGTCATTGCAGAGAAGAAGGCCACCGGCGAGATCGATTGGGACTTAGCAGCGGTCAACCATATGAAGCACTCGTGGCGCGACGAGTTTTTCAGCCTGCTATTTGCAATTCCCTGCGTTCTGGCCTTTTGTGGCGATTGGGGCCGGCAGGTGGTGGCTGACGGTTTTGAGGCGCTTGCCACTATGCCAATCTGGTATCAGGCCAGCTTGGGCGCCCTCGTTGCCAGCTCCGTAGGAATCCGGTCGCTGACCAAGTTCTTCGGAGCTAAAAAGTAGCCTGTGGCGATACAGTGGCGATTCACTTTTGCGCCTACCGAAGCGTGGCGATACATTGGCGATACGCCGAGTCGATTTAGACCGGAAGCCAAAAATGTCAGGCTCATAACCTGAAGGTCGCAGGTTCAAATCCTGCCCCCGCAACCAAAAATCCCTATATATCAGTATCTTAAAACCCTCCAAGTCTCCGGACTTGCGAGGGCTTTTTGTGTTTGGCCCTATGTCTCGTGGCGATCCGGTGGCGATACATCGTCAGGTTTTTGCCTTTTTATTTGCATATATGCTTTACTTATGCGCATAGATGAGCGAATATATATACATAGAGAGGGCGGGATGACCCCGCGCTGGTCAGCAAGGGAGATGCAAATGACCAAACAAACCAAACTTCGCCCCATCGTCCGCGCCGCCTTTAAGTGTGACGCTCTTGTATATCAGTTCACCGAGCTGGACGTTGATGACGGCCTGATCGAGGCCGCCGACTACGACGGCATCGTTGAGGAGGTCAACGAGCATTACGTCGATGACGCGATTATCCGCGAGGCCGAGAACCGGCTCGACATCTGCAACGACCCCTACAACAAGATCGACCCCGACTACATTCGGGAAGCGCGCCAGCTTCGGGCTTTCCTCAAGCGCTTTAATAAGGCGGCGGCCTAACGGCCCCGCCCCACAGGGAGACAGACCAATGGACAACCACGAGTTTTTCGACAACACGATGCGGATGATCCAATACGCAAACGACGAGCTGACATCCTATAGCGTCGGCGACGAGCTGACCGGCATGGAAGCCACCCTGCTTTGGCAGGCGCTGGGCAAGCTGCATAGCCGGATGGGCGAGGTCAAAAACAAAGCGCAGGACAACGACCCTGCCTTTCAGGACTAAGGGAGGCTGGGATGACCGACATCCATATCGGCACCCCGACAGAGTGCGAGGTCAAAAACCGCGACGGCACCACCCGACAGGCTTGGGTGGTGTCATACAAAGACCTTAGAGGCAAACGCCGCAGGGTCTATGCCGCCGACTTGTCTGCCATGAAGCGCAAGATCAAGCAGCTAGAGTCAGAGCTGCAAAGCGGCCAGCACAACGCTACGCGCGCCAGCTTTGAACAGGTAGCGCAGGAGGCTCTGGCTGAACGCACCAAGATGATCGGGAAGAAGAACGGCCTGCGGCAACAGACGTGGGCCAACGACGAGCGGCACATACGTTTGCATCTCCAGCCCTACTTTGGCGCCTCGCAGATACGCTCTCT